TTGCCTGTTGATTAATTGCTTGTCTATCCTCAGACTTAAATTTGGTTAGGCCAGTTTTGGTAATGTCAATTAATGTAATAACTTTGAAGTTCATACACTTACTTATAGTCATAAAAAAAGGGCCCGAATAAATCCGAGCCCTTTTCGATAGTTTCTTCTAAACTATTAATTAAGCAACAGTTACTGAAGAAGCCGCTGTTACAGTAGCCGCTGAAAGGTCAAAGTTATTTGGACCAACTGCGTCACCTAATGCACGGATTCTAGCCTGTAAAGAAGCCGCGTCATCTTTGTGACCGTCTACGATTACAGAAACTGTTTGTGCTGAACCTGCTGAGTAGTACATTAAAGGTGCTACTTCGCGGATGATTGCTTCCATTGCTTCGTTAGCGCCATCGTCTTCAGTTGTTAATGCCGCTTGTGCGTCGATTACGAACGCCGCAATTTGTGCTGTTGAATACACAGTACCCTGTGCATATTGGCCGAAGCCATTTACTCTTGTTACGCCTGCCATTTTATTTCTCCTATAAATGTGAGTAAAAATAAACGTTATTCTTACTCGGCTCTAATGGCCACGCATCGTTCTCTTGATGCTTTGTGGTTACTATTATTTAGTCTTTTTTGGAAAAATATAGGATTAACGGCTCTTTTTGGCTCGATTATGTAATGCTCTTAGCATTTGAACAAATCCCGGTCCTGCTTTAACAATATCATCTACCATTTTAACTACAGGTGCGTATGCTTGAACGTAAGGTGCTGGTACAGCCTTGCCGTCTTTTGCTTGGTCTAAAAACTTCTTAGTTCCTACTAGACCTTTTGCACCAACTAGGTATCTATAATATTGTAACTCAGGACCGGTTGGAGTAGCCAAGTCAGGTAAACTTACAGTTGGCTCGTTGTCTTTAATTCTTGCATTTTCTAAATCTTTAGTACGAGCAAGTTCTTCAATGTAAACAATAATATCACTGCTTCTTAGTTTTGCTCTAACAGCAAGTAACAATCGTGTAACTGTATTTTGTTTTTCTTGTGTGCTAAGGGAGTTGTAGTTAAACAAATTACGTCTAATTGCTTTGTAGTCAGTGTTAGTAATGTTTAGTCCGCCTTCTAAACGGATAAGTGTTTCAGTAGGTCTTATTGCTGTGTTGTTACCTACTGCACTCAAATATCTATTTAAACCCATTGTAGGCAAGTTAGTTCTCATACGTACTGCTTTTGCACTTTCAGGGTCTTTAAGTTTTGCTAAGGCTTTGTCGTCACCTATAACAAAATAGATAAAGTTATATAGATCTGTACCAACCATTCTAAACTGTTGGTATGGACCATATGATGTTGTTTTCTTTGCGTAGCCTGCCGCATAACCTCTAGTGCTAGGAAATAGTCTTAGAAGTTCTAAACTTAATACAATTAAGTATAGTCGTTCACAACAATCTGTATAAGACAACTTGGCCTGATCAGATGAGTTGCGAGTCATTCTCGCTTCTGCTAGGTCATTAAGGAATGAAAACTTTTCTTCCGTAACTGGAAGTTCGTGTCCACCTTCCATGGTTGCCCACTCCATTGCTGTAAACTTTTCTGCCATTATGCGTAGTTACTCTTTTCAACACTTTGTGGTTGATACTTTTTCAAAAATGCGGCGACCATTTCTTTTTGTCCGCCTGCACCTAGTAGCATACCTAGTGTATCTGCGTTTTGTACATCTTTAGTAAACTGACGTTTAATATCAGGCTTAACTCTGTCTGTAGTTAATAGCATTTTAATAACAGTGGCTTGTTCAGCATTAATTTCATGCTGTTTGCCATCGTCTGTTGTTACAGCCTTAACTGGATTTGGATTGCCTCTTGAGTCAAGTACTTTACCTACTTGTACAATCATAGGTGTTTGTTTGAAGTCTGGATCAAGACCAGCGTCATCGCTGTCTGCTGGATCCATTTGTTTCTTCATATCTGCAAAATCATCGTCCATATCTGAATCAATGATAAAGTCTGTTGCTTTCATAGTATTCTCCCTTTTTACTGCTCTGTTTGCTTTACTAAAACCTGAGCGATTTACTAGTTTAATATCACCACCAGGGTGTGCCAACACATAACCTTCACCACCTGGGGTATCACCAATACTTGCTTTAATGTCTGTGTCTTGCTGTTCTAGTTGATTAATAATATCATCTTTAACTGACATTATACTTGAAACAGTTTCCCACATAACTGAAAACGCTTTAATGTTTTCTTTAACGTATTGAGTAATCTTTTCTTGTTTAGGCTTACTAACTTTACTACTGCTTAACCATTGAATAAAGTCTTTACCTAAATTAGTTAATCCCGAGTCAACTTTGCTGTTCATATACGTATAAAGTATTTTGTCAAAGTCTGACACTTTCATTGCTGTTAGTTTATTTCTATCTAATAAACTATCAATAGCACCTGCATTTTGAGTTACAAGATTTTTAAGTTTATCAATTCTTGTAGTATCAATCTGTGGTGATTCTTGTGGTGTTATTGGAGGAAACACTAACAAGTTATTTCCTTCAAACATACCGTAATCTTTTAATGGTGTTTCACTACCATCTTCGTCTACTTCTCTATGAATAACTACACCAACTTTACTTGCACCAATACGCTTACCAATGTCGCTCTTAGCGTCAACTGTATAAGTTACAAGTTGTGGTTTAAAAACGTAACGTCCGTCTTTAACAGGCGGTGTGTCAAAATATAACATATCACCTTTAAAGTATCCTTTGTGTGATAAAGGAACAGCCTTCTCAGCAACAGTATAAGCATTTTTCATATTAGCCGCTAACTGAGCAAAGCCTTCTGGATTCTTTTGTGCGCCTGGACGATTTAAAAACATTTTTTCAACATCATCTGCTGATTTAGTTTTGCCGTCATATCCTTTTGCACTAAAGCCTGACTTGTCGGTAAACACAAAGTCGCCATCTTCATTGCGTCCAAAGATAACTGCTGGCGAGCCGTCCCACTTAATAGTAGTAGCACCACGTCCTTCGTCATTAGCCATACTAGCCAATGCATCAACAACACGTAGAGCACCTTTACTACCATTAAAGAATATTTCATCTTCTGCGTGTTGAATACGTGCTGGCGCTTCTGTAACTATTTTTATTTCGTCAAATCTCATTGTGGTAGTACCAATCCTTCTTTTTCAAAAAAGTCTTTAGCATCTTTTACAAGTGCTTCATAGTTTGGATCGCTTTTAATTTTTGCATTGATAGTTTCAACACTTTTTAAATCACCAGCGTTTGAACCATCACCTAATAAAATCTTAGCAACTTCATCAGGGTCTTTAGTAACTTCTTTGTTTGTTAATCTATCAACTAGTCCATTAGTCGGAGACCATTTGTAACCTAATGCTTTTGCAATAGATGCCATCATGATCATTCTATGTTGTCCTTTAAATTCGCTCTTCTCATCACCTCTTAAAGCAAACTGCATAAACTTAGGATCACCAAACATTAAATCAGTTTGTACAAACCCAAGTTTCTCATTGCCGTTAATAGGAGTTTTAAAATGTACACTTATACCACTCTTTGCAATCCATTGTTTAGTATCATCGTCTGGGTGATTCTTTTGTACCCATGCACTTAATTTTGATACAAGTCCGTCTTTGTCAACACTTGCTTTATCAACAGCAACATCAAGGTCACCACTAGTTGGTTTAAGTCCTGTACTACCGAGCATATTGTTTACATGATCAAGACCTGTAATTTTTTCAAGCCATTTAAGTGTAGGCTCAACATCTGCTTTGTTAATACGTTGTGTTGCTGGTTCACCTTCTGGTGACTTAAAAACGTTTCCACCCTCGTTTAAGATCATTTCTTTTCCTTGGATTCAATTATTTTATCAACGCCACGTTTGAATTTACGAGGATCGCCACTTCGGATACTATTAATAAACCTGCGTTCAAGTTCATTAGCCGTTTCGGTATCATAACTTTCAGCAATACGATTAAGCAAATTAATACTGCTTTCAATAAGATTATTACCAGTGGTCTGGATCAGATGGTCGTTGTTACCAGTCTGCCTAAAACTACTAAGTTCCTCTAGGATTGATCGTGTACGTTTTCTCATTTTCTTTTCCTTATGTTGTATTTAGTGTATTAAATAACTTTGTTGTCGTCAAATAGGTTGACAGCCATTATAATAGGTTGTATACTAAGCAAACAATATAAAAAGCGGGTGTAGCATAATGGTAATGCACTGGCCTTCCAAGCCATGTATGGGAGTTCGATTCTCCTCACCCGCTCCAAACAATGCAGGAATGGTGTAGTGGTAACACGACAGTCTCCAAAACTGTAAACTGAGGTTCGATTCCTTGTTCCTGTGCCAACCCTCTTTTTGCCTCCATAATATAATAAATACACATATTATAGGAGGGCAAAAATGGGTATTTCTGCATTTAATTTTAAAGAGCGTAGTCTTTTATTTGCTAGACTGGCGCAAATAGCATATTCTAATATAGATGTTGCTAAGAAACAAGCAAAGAAGTTAGGGTTTACTACAGTAGAGTTTTACGAAAAAGACGGAGCACAAGCATATCGCTTTATGAATAAAGAGGATCTTGTTATTGCTTGTAGAGGAACAGAACCAACAGAGTTTAACGATATTAAGGCAGATGCAAATGCCCTTCCTGTTATTGCTGAAACTATTTCAAGAGTACACAGAGGATTTAAAGCAGAAGTAGATGAACTATGGCCAATGGTGCTAGAAGATTTACAACGTAAAGCCAATGACAAGAAAAAGATTTGGTTCTGTGGACACTCACTTGGAGCGGCAATGGCTACTATTATGTCAAGTCGTTGCCACTTATACCCAGACGTAGAACCTGTGCAGGAACTTTACACATACGGATCACCAAGAGTAGGCTGGCCTGGATATGTAAAGAGTCTTGGTGTAACACACCATCGTTGGGTTAACAATAACGACATTGTAACAAGAGTTCCACTTGCTATTATGGGTTACAAGCATCACGGTGAACAACACTATCTAAATGCATACGGCAATGTTCGTAAACCTACAGGGTGGCAACTTGTTAAAGATCGATTCCGTGGAATGTGGATGGGGTTAAAGCAAGGCAAGATTGATAACTTTTCAGATCACAGTATGGTAAACTATTGTAACTATCTTGAAATGTACGTTTCAGGAAAAGAAAACAGTCAAAGTTAATCTTTACGAATACGTTTATTATATTCAACTGCTTCTTTTAAAATAGACAGGTCAACATCATCACGTTGGCCTGTTTTTATGAGTGCATTTATATCTTTAGGAAAACAATGTCCACCAAAGCCACGTTCTTCTGTGATGAAACTATGACTATCTCCTATACGTTCGTCCATTGTTGTATAGTGTGCTACAGCGTCATATTCGATGTCTAATGCATCACATAGATCATACATCTGATTAAAGAAACTAACCTTTAGTGCAAGGAAACTATTACGAGCATACTTAGCAAGTATAAGTTCTCTAGGTTCTGCAATTTCGATGCCTACTCCAAACACATTTCCCCAGAAGCAGGTACTGGTACCACCGATTAACATTAGATCCATTTTTGCTAGATCTTCTACTGCTGTTTTTGCCCTAAGAAACTCTGGAGAGAAGTTTAACATACGATTAGGAAATGTGTCTACCAACATATCCCAACCTTCTACCGAGATTGTGCTTTTGATTAGAATAGGTACATCAGGAGATGATTCAATTACTTCGTAAACATTTTCCATTTCACAACTGCCATCAGGTCTTTCAGGCGTTGAAACACAAACAATAACTGCATCTGTGTCTTGCGGAATTGGTTTATTGTATTCTGGCCAAGCAGGATCTACAATAGTAATGTCATGCTTGTCTTTTAATACTTCTCGATGTGCTTTGCCTACAAAGCCATACCCTGCAATAGTAATTTTCATAACTGTAGTTATTTTGCTTTGCTTTGTAAGTCTGCGATTGCGGCTTTTATGGCATCCTCTGCCAATACTGAGCAGTGAATTTTAACTGGCGG